CGCAATTCTCTTGAAAAATTCAAGAGAACAGTTCAGGAACCCTCTGAGAGGATCACAATCCCTGAACCGTACCTCCTGGACGCTACCAGGATGGCCGTTAACACCATGGGTGTTAACGCGGTTGTGTCCGTGGGCACAACTGCTTGTCTCGAGTCATCTCGGGGCAAGGGGGGAAAGACAGCTTTCCTCCGCGACACGCTTGCTAAAAAGCGTGTGCTGCGTTTCACTTATAATATGGAAACGCTCGAGCCGACGGCGATAGAGCCCCGGCCCGTCAGGACACCTTCAGATGTCCTGAGCTGGGCTGTTCAATCAGTCCTGCACCACCCCACCTATGTGAGGTGTGTGAGGGTCCACGCGGTTGTGGAGCCCTCGAAGGCGCGTACCATAACTGTCGCGCCTTACGCCTATCAAGTGATAATGGGCGTCCTGGCACACATGTACCAGGCGACTTTACAACACAAACATGTAAAGTCAGGACTTAAAGCAGATCGCCACTTGTGGCGATTTGTGCAAAAAGTTCTCAATCCGCAATCTGCGGAGTGGCAGCACCTTCCAGAAGGTGCTACGATCTATGCGCTGAGCACAGATCTTTCCGAAGCAACGGACTTCGGAAATCTGACTGTTAGTAGTCAGATATGGCAGTTCCTGATAAAACTGTCATCGGTGCACGAGGGGTTTCCCCGCGCACTGGCTGTACTGGGCAAGACCTTGTACAACGGGAGACGATTCTTTTTCGTCCCTGACCAAGCTGGTAATTACCAGTTGGTATCCAGACAAAGAGGCTGGATGATGGGTGATATGATGACCAAGGTCATCCTCACCATCGCTCATGATGCGATTTGCCGCATGAGCCGCCTACAAGTATACAGTCTTGTGGGCGATGATGAGATAGCACTCAGTGCATCAACTCATCAATTGTCGACACAGATCGACAATCTTCGGACAATATTCAAAGTGTCTGAAGAAGACACGTATATATCGTGTCACCTCGCATTCTATTGCGAGGAGGGGACGCTTGTACCACAAAGGGCATCGTCCTCCAACCACGTTCAGATGAGACGTGGTGAGGAGCTATCGTACTTGGATTATCCAAGGTTCAGGCTCCTCCTACCTCAGATATCTGAGGTAGATGCCTACTCCATGAGCAATTCGGGTAGGTTCGCGCTCCTAGGGAAGGAGTCGCGTTGGGTTGACAACGTCAATCCAAAGGCGCGCAAGTACTTTACTCGCGCGTCTCTCCTGCAGCACATACTCGTACCGCAGGAGCCGGACTGTATCAGTCCGTACGTCCCCATTGAAATTGGGGGCGATGGGGCAATGCCCCACTCACCAGGTTTCCTGGCGAGAGTCGTTGCGGATAAATCCCGCAACGCTAGGGAGGTCATGTATAGAATGGCCTCCCTCATGTCCGGTACGACCGGGCATAGGTACGTGCGGTCGGACCGCACGGACAAGGTGGTGCACAAACACCATCTTTACCTTCCAAAGATGGAAGGACTGCGGGAGCTCCTGCCCGCAGACTCTGTGATAAAAC